GCAGATGCTAATCATACTGTTACAGGAAGTGCAGTATCTTTAGGCATTGGAGCGTTTACTGTTAACATAGATGTTGAAGCAACACCTTCTGGAAACTCGTTGACCTTGGCGACAGGAAATGTTACAATAACTGCTGACGCAGGAGTAAGTCCTACAGGTTCTAGTTTATCATTAGATACAGTAGAGCCAGGAGTTATTACGTGGAACGATATAATACCAGGAGCAACAATGGTTTGGACACCAATCAAACCTTACTAAAACTATGGCATCAACTTATTCAACAGATTTATCATTAGAATTAGTCGCAACCGGTGAAAAAGCTGGTCTATGGGGCACAATCACAAATACTAATTTACAATTATTACAAACAGCAGCATCGGGTTATGTAGAAGTAACTTTAAGTTCTGGTAATGTTAATTTAAGTTTAGCTGACGGAGATGCAACTGCGAATGGTAAAAACCTTTATATTAAAGTAACAGGAACTTTATCTGGTAATGCAAGTTTAACAATGCCTGCAACTACATCTGGCGGTAATGCTAACAGAGTATTCTTTGTAGAAGATGGGACAACTAGAGGTGGGGCTGCAGATAGTCATACAGTAACTTTACTTACAACAGGTCAAAGTGCATCTACACAAGTACCTCTTCCTGAAGGTGCAACGGTTTTAGTCTATTCTAGAGGTAGTGTTCCAGCTACAACTTTAGGTATGATGGAAAAAGGATTTACAACAGTAACAGCTGCAAGTAAAACTACATATACAGCAGTTCCTGGTGATCAAATAGGTGTAGACACAGTAGCTAATATTGTAACAATTACTTTACCAGCAGGTTCGATTGGTGATGAAGTAATTATTATGGACATATCAGCATCAAATGGTTTTGCAACTAACAAATGTGTTGTAGCACCAAATGGGTCAGATAATATTCAAGGAAGTAATTCTTCAATAGATCTAACAACAAACAATCAATCAGTCACACTTTTTTACACTGGTGCTAGTAAAGGCTGGCAACTAAAAACTAACACAGCATAGGAGTAAAGGATGCTTACGAAAATTAAGTTTGCTCCTGGTATCGACAAACAAGACACAGCTGTTGGAGCTGAAGGTCGTTGGGTTGATTCAGATAACGTTAGATTTAGATATGGACTACCAGAAAAAGTAGGTGGATGGCAGTCATTACTTACAGATTCTTTAGTTGGTGTTGCAAGAAAACAACACGCCTTTGTAGACAAAGAAGGAAATAGATATGTGGCTATTGGAACAGACAAGTTTTTAATCGTATATTTTGAAGGTCAATTTTTTGATGTTACACCTCTTTCAGCTTCCATAGCAGGAGCTACATTTACATTTAATGGTACAACTACAATAACAATTACAACATCTTCTGCACATAATTTAGAAGATGGTGATATTGTTTTACTTGACAGTGTAACTTTACCTGGTGGTACAGGATTAAACGCTTCTGATTTTGAAGACAAATTATTTCAGGTTATTACAACACCTACAGCAACTACTTTTACAATTACATTTACAAGTGCAGGTTCTTCTGCATCTGGTGGTAGTGTAACTTTAAAACCTTATGAAAGAGTGGGTCCAGCTGCTCAAACTTATGGTTATGGTTTTGGTATTAGTCAATATGGTGGTACAGTTCAAGGCGCACAAACATCCACACTAGATGGAGCGTTGGCCGCGGATACTAATGGTAACAATGGATCTGCCACACAAATACGTTTAGCTGCTACTACAGGTTTTCCATCAGGAGGTGGAACGATAGCAGTGGGTAATGAATTAATAACTTACACAGGTGTAGCGGGTGCAGAACTAACAGGTATTTCTAGAGCACAAAAAGGAACATCAAGTGCAATACATTCTGATGGCGCAACGGTAACAAATGCTACAGATTTTAGTGGATGGGGTGATGCGGTAAATGCAGCAACAGTTACACTAGAACCAGGTCTTTGGTCTTTAAGTAATTTTGGTGATGTATTAATTGCAACTATTGCAAATGGTAAAACATTTACTTGGGATGCTTCTATTGCAGCTAGATTAACTACACGTGCTTCCACAACTACATCTGGATTTGAAACTACAAATAATCCAACAGCTACTAGAGTAACTTTAATTTCACCAACAACACGTCACTTAATTCATTTAGGAACTGAAACGACTGTTGGTTCAGCAGCCACACAGGATGATATGTTTATAAGATTTTCCGAAGATGAAAATATTAATTCATATACACCAATAGTAACTAACACTGCTGGTACACAAAGATTACAAGATGGTACAAAAATTATGGGTGGTTTAGTTGCAAAAGAAAATATTCTAATATGGACTGACAACGCATTGTACACAATGAAATTTGTTGGAGCTCCATTTACATTTGGATTTGAACAGGTTGGTACAAACTGTGGATTGATTGGTAAGAATGCAGCAATTGAAATTGATGGTGTTGCATATTGGATGGGTAATAATGGTTTCTTCTCATTCGATGGTACCGTTAATACATTACCTTGTTCTGTAGAAGATTATGTTTATGATGATATTGACACTACAAAAGGTCAACAGGTTAATGCAGGTATCAATAACCTATTCACAGAAGTAGTGTGGTGGTATCCAACATCAGGATCTGATTTTAATAATAGATATGTTGTTTATAATTATGGACAAGACAACGCAAGATTACCAATGGGTAATTGGTACACAGGTACAAATACAAACTCTATTAGAACAACTTGGATTGATTCATTAGTTTATCCTAAACCATATGCTACTGCATATAACAGTTCAGGCACAGGAACATTTCCATCAGTTATTGGTGAAACAGGATTAGGACAAAGTGTATTGTTTGAGCACGAAACGGGGACTGATCAGGTAAATCCAGATGGTAGTGTAACTGCGTTAACATCTTTTATAAAATCATTTAGCTTTTCTTTACAAAAAGATCAAAGTGAAATATTTTTAGCTATGAGAAGATTTTTACCTAACTTTAAAGTATTGACTGGTAATAATCAAATTACTTTAGCTGTAAAAGATTTTCCTGCCGACTCAGATGTAACTACATCGTTGAGTCCTTTTACAATTACTTCTAGTACAACTAAAGTTGATACTAGAGCCAGAGGAAGATATGCAAATATAAAAATAGAAAATACTGGAGTAGGTGAGTCGTGGAGATTTGGTACCTTTCAAGTAGATTTACAACCTGATGGAAGAAGAGGATAATGACAAAAGTAGTAGTAAGATTACCAGAACCTAAAAAAGAATATAGTGAAGATAACCAAAGACAAATTAACAGAGCACTTAATACAATTATTGAACAATTAAACTCTACATACTTAACACAATTAAAAGAAGACCAAGAACGATTTACTTGGTTAGGATTAGGATAATGGCAAATATATATAAAAATCAAAAATTAGATTTAACAACTACAGGTGCTACGACTTTATACAGTGTGCCATCTAACTCTAGAGCGATTGTAAAATCTATTTTAGTTTGTGATGATAGTAATAATGGAAGTACAATTACACTAACACTAACGGATGCATCTAGTAATGTATTTGTATTGTTTGATGTAAAAAGTATAGCTGGACATGCAACAGAACAGTTATTAAGTGAACCATTGATATTACAAGAAAGTGAAGTATTAACAGCTACTGCAGCAGATGCTAATCGTCTACATGTTGTAGCATCTATACTAGAAATTAACAGGGAGGACAGATAATGCCGTTTATAGAAACAGAAGCTTCTGTTAGGTATGAAACAATTAATGGTAAAAGAGTACCAGTAATTACACCTAAAACAGAGGTTACATTAACTAATACAGTTACAGGTCAGGAATATATGTCGGATGCAGAAGCTATGGCTGATGTGCAAAATCCAAGCACAGAGACTAAATCTGAACATATACGAAGAGACGTAAATGTGACTGTAGAAGAGATAAAAATAGGCGCTGACTTTAATATCAGCGATTGATTATTAGGAGAAAACCAAGTAAATTAGTAGATCATGGGATTATTCAGAAAAGTCAAAAGAGCAGTTAAAAAGATTACTAAGCCAGTATCAAGGTTTTTAGATAAGGTTGTACCAAATGAGATTAAACCTTTTTTACCTTATGCAGCGGCAGCTTTTCCATTTTTAGCACCTACAGCTTTTGGAAGCGCGGCTTCTGGTATAGGAAGTTTATTAAGAGCTGGTAGATTTGCACCACAAATAGGAGGTGCAGTATTACAAGGTGGTTTAAATATAGGATCACAATTAGCTCAAGAAGGTAGTGAAGGAGAATTTTCTGGTTTATCTGCATTGTTGGCAGCGGGCCAAGGAGCGATGTCTGTTCCTGGAGCTGAATCTATTGGTGGGGATGTTATAAGACAAAGTTCTGCAGATGCATTTAGAGCAGCTGGACAGGATGCAACAGGTCTTACTAAAATGGGATTAGGTGCATTAGAAAAAGGATCTGCAAAAATAGCAGGGGCACAAGATGTATTTAGTAGAGCATTTATGTCTCCATCGGATCTTGCAGCAGCAGGATTAGAATCACCTGGACTTATGGAAGTAGCAGGAGCATCTATAACTCCATTCACACAAGGATCAGTAGATCTTGGTATGGCTACAGCTAGAAAAGCTTTGAAAGATTATGAAGACGAATTAGCAGCTTACGAAGCTGAGACAGGAGAAGCACAAATAGCTTCTGATTCTGCTAGAAGATCAGCGATTATTGCAGCAATGACAGCAGGACAACACTCTCAAGAAGTTATTGATGAAACATTATCATTATTAGGATTGAAAGATGGTGGTGTTGTAAAAATGAAAGATGGTGGTATAATGAACCTTGGCGGTAAAGAAATGGATCTACGAGGTGGTGGATTCGTGCCGATAGGTAAAAAAGAGAGAGCGGACGATGTCCCTGCAAGATTAAGCAAAAACGAATTCGTGATGACAGCTGATGCTGTAAGAGCAGCAGGTGGTGGAGATGTTAATGAAGGTGCAAGAAGAATGTATGAAACAATGAACAGATTAGAGGCGAGAGCGTAATGGCTGAAACAACTACGATAACACGACCGGCACCGGTATTAGAAGCATCACTTACAAATTTTTTAAAAGCAGTAGATCCATTAGTAGGTAAAACAATATCTACAGCTGCATATGCACCAAAAATTGCAGCAGAATCACAACTACAACAAGATGCTAGAACTGCAGCAGCAGGATTAGGAGCACTTACAGGACCAGAAGCTTTTAGACCTTTTATGTCACCTTATCAACAAGAGGTGATCGATACAACTTTAACAGAATTTGACAGACAACAAGCAATTCAAGATACAGCAAGACGTGATAGAGCTATACAAGCAGGAGCTTACGGTGGTGGTAGAGAAGGTGTACTTGCAGCAGAAGCAGCAAGAGGAGCAGCACAAAGTAGAGCAGGATTACAGGCACAATTATTAGCACAAGGATTTCAACAAGCACAAGCAGCAGCGGCACAAGACTTAGCAGCAAGACAAGGTTTAGGAACTTACCAAACTCAATTAGGTCAAGCTGGTCAAGCGCAACAACAAGCAATCTTGGATGCAGCGGCAGCGGCAGCAAGAGAAGCAGAATTCGAACCATTCACTAGATTAGGTTTAGTTGGTCAACAACTTGCACAAGTACAACCTGGTGCATTCCCAACTCAAACGATTGGTTATCAACCACCAGCAGCTCCAGCTAGTCCATTAGCAACAGCTCTTGGTGTTGGTACAGGTATTGCTAGTATTGGTTCTAAACTAGGAATATTTGGCTAATGAGTAGAATTTTAAGAAGACCGATGTTTAGAGGTGGACCGGTAGATAGCCGTGGCACAGGTATAACAACAGGGTTAGATCAACCGCGGATCGGGGCTAAGAGAGGTAGATTCTTTGGTGATAGAGGCAATCCATTTGTAGCAGCACCCATAGCAGACACACCTTTAGTAGGTCAAGTTTCACAAGGTGGATTAGGTAGAGGTAGATTTAATTTTGGTTTACCACCAATTAGTTCTCCAATGCCTAAAAATGAATTTGTTCAAAGTGACACTATCATGACAGATGGCAGCGCAGCAGGTATCGAAGATATTAATACAGGAAATTTTAATTCTATTAAAGAAGATGAATTAGTGAATGTTGGTGACGTAGAATTAGGTTTACCAAAATCAAAAGTAGAAGATCTTACAACAGAAAAAGTTGTAGAAAAAGTTAAAGATGGTGACGATGAAGTAGAAGTAACTATGACTGATCTTGAAAAAGCTTTAGGTTTAGACAAAGCTAGACGTAGAGATCTTGGTGATATGTTAGGTAGAGCATCTGCAGCATTCTTAGGCGCTGGTGATGTAAAAGAAGGATTAGCAGAATTTATGGCAGCAGAAGCAAAAGCTGGACCAAGCAGAACTGAAAGAATTAAATCTATTGCAGGACTAGAAGAATACAAAGCTAAAAAAGCAAAAGAAATTGCAGAACTTAAATTAAAAAATAAAACATACGCACCAGGAAATGCACAGAAAAATTACGAATTCTTTTTATCTCAAGGTATAGATAAAGACCAAGCATTAAATTTAGCAATGGGTAAAGCTAGAAATTTTGATGAGGCGTACTTAACTTTATCAACAAGAGGAACTGTAACCGCTAAATTATTTGATACTCTTGCAAGACAAGAAGGTATTGATGCATTACCTAATGTAGATATAGAAACACTAGAAGTTGGAGAAACTTTTTATGTTCCAGGACAAAAAACATTAATAAGAGTCATACTTAAAGAAGGCAAAAAAGATTTAATTCAAACACCATATTAAGGAGTAAAGCATGGCAAATGTTTATGATTTACTTAAACAAGGCACAGCTGGTACTCCAGGCCTAAACAATACAGAACTTTTACCAGCAGAAGAAAACAACGAAGTAAGTACAATAGCCTCTATCTTTGCAGGTATTGGATCTGGTTTAATTGACATACCAAAAGGTCTATTCTCATTAGGTGCAAGTATCTACGATCTAACAAATGATACTAATAAAGCAGCAGAAATAGAAAAATACTTTGATGATCTTACAAATTTAGATGAATTAGCTGAAGCTACAGCTGCAGGTAAGATTACAAAACTTTTAACAAACGTTGGTTTACCTGGTGGTATTGCATTTAAAGCTGGAACAAGTTTAGCAAATAAAGCAGTACAATCTAAAAAAGCTGGTAACTATTTTAAAGTAACAGGTGCAGATGGTAAAGCGCTACGTAATGCTGCAAACACAGCAGATCAATTAAATAGAAAAGGTAAAACTGCAAAATTTATTGGTGGTGCTACAGCGGGTGGTGTTGCTGAAGGTGTATTTGTTGGTGATGTAGAAGAAGCAGGTACATTTGGTGATTTGTTTGGTGGACCTACAGAATTAGACAGAGGAGAAGATGATTCAGATTACGATCCAAACAGAGAGTTAATTAACAGAGTTAAGTTTGGTACAGAGGGTGCATTATTTACAGGATTAATTGGTGGTGTAGGATCAGTATTAAAATCATTATCTAAAAGAGGTAAGGATATGCGGTTCTCTAACTCTAAATTAGATAGATTCTATGATAAAGTTGCATCTAAAGTTAGAGCAAGAGGTGGTAAGACACAAGAATTTTTTGATATAGAAAGACAACAAGTTGGTGCAAGATCAGCTGACGTAAACTTTGCACAACAAGTTTCAAGAGAACTTGATAAAAACATAGATGCTATCTTTCCTGCATTTAAAACAGTTACAAACAAACTAGTTGCAAAAGAAAGAAATGATTTATTAAGAGCTTTAAATGAAGCGATGTTATCAGGCACACCTAAAATTGGTGAGAGAACAGGTAAGGTTGTATTTGGTGAAATAGATGCAGCAAAGAAAAAAGTTGTTGATGATTTATTAGACAAAGCATCAGCTAAACCAGAAGTAAGAACAGCTATCTATAATAATTTAGATTCTATTAGAACTGGTTGGGGTGATATGTTTAGTGCATTAGGTGGTAAGATCGCAAGAGACAAGACAGCTTTCAAAGAATTCAAACAGTTATTTGGTAAAAAGTTTCAAGACTACTTAGGTTCTACATATGATATATTTGCTAATAAATCTGTATTACCTTTTTTAAGTTACAGACCTACAGACGAAGCTGTACAAAAAGCAATAACTTTATTTAAAGATGTAGCAAGACAAAATGGTAAATCAATTACAGATACTCAGGCAGAGTATTATGTAAACAGATTAATTAAAACTGCACAGTTACCAAAAGGATTTAAGATGGACAAACCATCTGATGTTGTATTTCAAATACCAGATTTCTTTGTAGGTAAAACTGTTTTAGATGATGCAGTCACATCAAAAGGTTATGCCAACATGGTAAACTTACCAGCAAGCGCACAGAAAGTTATTAAAGAATTATTAGGTGAACAAAAGAATCCTATGCAAACTATACTTGCAGGCACAAGTAGATTATCTTTAATTACAAGACGTAATGAATTTTTTGATGATTTAGTTAAACAATCTGATGCAGATAAAGCTGCAGGTAAACGTGGTATGTTTTATGATTCAGAAGCAGAAGCATTTGATGCTTTGGGTCCAAATATTAGAAAAATAAATGTAGATCCAAACAAAGCATTAGAAGCTGGTATTACAAATCCGATTAATGGTAAATATGCAATTGATGAAATAGCTGATGCATTAGAAGAAACAAATAATGCATACAATAAAAAAGGCACAGGCCAACAGATTTATGAAGGATTATTGTTATATCCAAAAGCAACATCACAGATTGCTAAAACTATTTTATCGCCAGTAACACATGCAAGAAACTTTGTAAGTGCTGGTGCTTTTGCAACAGCAAATGGTATTATACCATCACCTGGTGCAATTAAAGATGCATATCAAGCATTACAAACAGGATTAAAAGGTACAAGAAAACAAAATGATTTTTATAGAAAGCTTTTAAAATTAGGAGTTGTAAACTCTAACGTAAGATTAGGAGATCTACGAGGACTATTAGAAGATATTGATTATGGTGCAACTGTTTCGTCAGACAAAGCCTTAAGAGGACTATTAAAACCATTATCTAAATTAAAACAAGTATCACAAGATTTATACACAGCTGAAGATGACTTTTGGAAAATTGTGTCTTGGGCTGGTGAAAAATCTAGATTAGGTAAAGCTTATGCTGCGAAAGGGATTACGAGAACCGCTGAGCAATTAGAGGAAGAAGCAGCTAGTATTGTAAGAAACAACATACCTAACTATGATTATGTAGGTTCTTTTATTAAAGGGCTACGAAGATTTCCTGTAGGTAATTTCGTATCGTTTCCTGCAGAAATAATTAGAACAAGCACTAATATTGTAAGACGTGGTCTTGATGAAATATTTACTACAATGAAAAATGACAAAGGCGAAACAGTTAGACCTTTGTATAAAATAGGTATGCAAAGATTATTAGGTATGGGTGTAACAACAGCAGCTGTACCGTATGCAACTGTTGAGATAGCAAAAGCTTTACACAATGTAACTCAAGATGAATTAAACGCGATGAGAAGATATGTAGCTGATTGGTCTAAAAACTCAACACTTGTACCATTAAGAGACAAAGACAATAAATTAAAGTACGTAGATTTTTCACATGCAAATGCATACGACACAATATCAAGACCAGTGCAATCAGTTATTAACGCTGTGCAAGCTGGTGAAAAAGACAAAGATGGTATCATGGATGATTTCTTAAGAGGTATGATTACTGCTACATCAGAACTAGGAGAACCATTTATATCAGAGTCTATTTGGTCAGAAGCTTTAGCAGATTTATTTGTAAGAGGTGGTAGAACACGAAGAGGTACAAGAGTATTTAATGAGGATGATTTACCAGGCACTAAAATGTCAGAAGGTATTAAACATTTAGTAGAAGCACAAATGCCTTTTTCTGCAAAACAATTACAAAGATTAGGTTTAGCGTTTAAAAACAAAGCGGAACCTGTTGGTGTTGTTACCAAAGGTAAGTTTGATGATTATGGTGAAACTTATGAATTAGGTAATGAAGCATTAGGATTTATTGGTGCAAGAGCTATACCTGTAAAACCGGAAAGAAGTTTTAAATTTAAAATTGCTGAATATCAAAAGGGAGTTAGAAACTCTAGACAACTATTTACAACAGAAGTTTTAAAAGGTGGACCTATTACACCTGAAGCAATTGTTGATGCATATATCAACGCAAACAGAGCTTTATTTCAAAACACTAGAGACTTTTATAGAGATATAGAAGCAGCAGAAGTGTTAGGAATGTCAGAAGATGACATCGTAGAACAAGCTACACAAAGGGTAGGTAGACGTGGCTATGGTGCAATTAGTGAAGGTGTATTTAGACCATTAAATATTTCAAAAGATGTACAAGAGGCTTTTGAAAAAAATGCACAAAAGCTAGGATTACCTAATGCATTTGAACAAGCTGCAGAAGTATTAGCGGAAATAAAAGAACAATTAATTGAAGTGCCTTTAACTGAAGAAGGTATACCAGAAATAATAAACCCATTTGCAAACTTACCTGAACCTAATTTAGGTCCGGTAGGTGAATTACCACCAGTTGTAACTGGTGCAAATCCTACGGTTATGAACGCAAATCAAAGGCTCATA